GGCGGTACTGCTGCAAGCGCTCGTTACACTGCTGCTTACATTGGTGGTGATGGCACTACCACTTTTGACTACTCTGCCAATACCAACACTGGTAACGCCTCTGCTCTGACTGATGTGGCTATTCGCCGCACCATCCAGCGCCTGGACGATAACGATGTTCCTATGGACGGACGTTTCTTCATCATTCCTCCTTCTAGCCGCAATACGTTGATGGGCCTTGCCCGTTACACTGAGCAGGCTTTTGTTGGCAATGGTGATGCAATCCGTAATGGCGAAATTGGTCAACTGTACGGCATGGCTGTCTTTGCTACCAGCAACGCTGACTCTGCATCTGCTACCGCTGCGTTCCCCGCAAGCGGCACTGCAATTGCCCGTGTCTGCTTGATGGGCCACAAAGACGCTTTGGTCTTGGTTGAGCAAGTTGGTGTTCGCACTCAGACTCAGTACAAGCAAGAGTACCTTGCTACGTTGCTGACCGCCGATACTCTGTACGGCGTAAAAGCTCTGCGTGATAGCGCTACTGCAAACGAGCCTAACTCGTCCGCAGCATTTGCCCTGGTCGTACCAAGCTAATGGCAATCCCCCTGCCTAACGGTGGGGGGTTCTTTTTTAAGGAGTACAAATATGGCTGCTGCTACCTCTGTTGTTTCCCGCCGTGGAAATGACCAATTTCGTGGAATTTTTTCTGATACTTGGGCAGTTTCCTGCACTTTGGATTCTGCATCTGTTGCAGACCAAGCTGCTGGGACTGATACAGTTACCGTTACTGGTGTTGCTCTTGGCGATGTTGTTATAGCTATGTCTGCTGGTGTAGACGAAGCAGGGCTTGTTCGCCGTGCTTATGTTTCTGCCGCTAACACCGTTACTATTTCTACTACCAACACAACTGGTGGCTCTGTAAATCTTGCATCTACTACTGTTAAATTGGTAATTGCACGGATTGTATAAAGATTGGGGGGCTTGCTCCCCTTTCTTGTTTTAAGGATTTTTATGGCTCAGTTCAAGTGTTTGGTAAGTGGCAATTTTGTCAACTTCAATACGCAATACGATATTGAAGTTATGATGCAACATCCTGAATATGAACTGGTTAAAGAAGAACCCTTAAAACAAGAAGATGTGAAAAAATCTGTAGGCCGTCCTAAAAAGGTGCAAGAGCATGACCGAGATTAGTCCAAGAGAATTTGGTAAGCTAGAAGCTCAGGTAGAGGCTCTACAGGAGCAAGTTTCTCAGTTATCTAAAGATGTGAAAACACTTCTTGAGATGGCGAATCAAAGCAAAGGTGGCCTCTGGGTTGGAATGTCAATAGCATCTGCCATTGGTGGCGCTATCACCTTCTTTGCCACTAAGATACTGCGATGAAAGAAGGTCTACTCTCTGGTGTGACTTGCCCTGTGTCTACACAGGACATCTCTATTAACCTGAAAAATAGAAACCATGCCTTCAAAGAGTACGGCTATGGCCCTCCTAATCCCAGTGAGGCAAATGATGCATTTTGGCTAAAGAAAGCCAAGATGTATAACGCTCCTACTGCAACCATCAAAGGTATGCGTTGCGGCAACTGCGCTGCATTCATCCAGACTCCCAAGATGATGGCTTGCATCACGCAAGGTCTTGAGAAAGATGAAGAAGGTTTATCTTATGACCAGCAGTTCATAAAAGCAGCAGACCTTGGATACTGCGATTTGTTCCAATTCACTTGTGCAGCGGCCCGTACTTGTGATGCCTGGAAATCTGGTGGGCCTATCATTAAGGATAAAGCATGATGTACGGTAAAACGGCTAAACCAGCAGCAAAAACTGCATCTAAGAAAAAAGCTATGCCATTAACTATTATGGTTGCAGTTGGCAAGCCAAAAATGTCTTTGCCTATTCGCGGTCAGCGCACGGCTACTAACATGATGAAGAAGTCAGGTCGAGGCAAATAATGGCATCTCTATCAACACCCATCACTCTATTAAGCGCAGTAGGCGCTACTGGCGCATCTCCAGCAGTTCAAGTTGATGCTGGCAATCCAGCATTCTTGCAAGTTTCAGGCATTACATCAGCTACTGTTGTATTGCAAGGTAGTCTTGATGGAACAAACTGGTCAACTTTAGGAACTGCATTGACTGCTAACGGAATCGTTACTGTACAAAATGCTCCAACTTATTTGCGCGCAAATTGCACTGTTTATGTAACAGGCACAATTACCGCCAAGATTCTGTACTAAGGACTAGCCATGAAAAAGCCCACAATGGCCCAAAAAAAGGTCAGTAAAGTAATGAAAGAGTACGGCAAAGGTGAACTTCACTCTGGCTCTAAAAAAGGCCCATTGGTGAAGTCGCAGAAGCAGGCCATTGCCATTGCATTGTCTGAAGCTGGTAAATCTAAGCCGATGAAGAAGATGAAATGAAAACTGGCCTATACAGTAATATTCACGCCAAACAAGCTAGGATAAAAGCTGGCTCTGGTGAAAAAATGAACAAGGTTGGGTCTAAGGCCGCACCTACTGCTGCTGATTTCAAGCAGGCAGCAAAGACTGCAAAGAAGGCAAAAAAGGTGAAATAGATGAAATCTCCAACTTGGCAAACAAAAGCTGGTCAAAATCCAAAAGGCGGCTTGAATGCCAAGGGCAGAGCATCTTATAATGCCGAAACTGGCGGCAACTTGAAAGCACCAGTAAAGTCAGGTGACAACCCTCGACGGGCCTCCTTTTTAGCACGGATGGGCAATATGCCAGGGCCGGAGCAAAAAGATGGCAAACCAACCCGTCTACTGCTCTCGCTCCAAGCGTGGGGCGCGTCCTCCAAGGAAGATGCCAAGGCTAAGGCAAAGGCAATTACTCGCAGGAACAAGGTCAAAAAATGAGAGCATTGTCAGTTGGCGCAAATCTAACAGCAAATACGCTGACAACCCTGTATACAGTGCCAAAAGGGTACTATGCAAGGGTAGTATTGCTGCGGGCAGTCAATACAGGCTCACAAAAGCATATTTCTTTTGATTGGGTTGACACCTCTGCATCTACTACATATTCGCTTGTATATCAAACTGCTTTGACCACAAAAACTACCCAAGATTGGGGTGGGACATCGTACTTTGTTATGGAAGAAGGTGACATACTAAAAGCACTATCTGAAAATGCATCCACTTTTTCCGTTGTAGTTACCATTGAAGAAGAAGGATTAACACGCACATGACTTACCTAGAACTCGTCAATGATGTCCTTATTCGGTTGCGTGAGGCTACAGTTACAACTGTTTCTGAGACAACGTATTCAACACTTATTGGAAAATTTGTTAACGATGCAAAACGCCAAGTAGAAGATGCATTTCCTTGGAACATTCTTAGCAAAGACATCACTGTAACCACTGCTGCTGGAACTTACAAATATTCGCTAGTGGGTGCTGGACAGAAGTTTCAGGTCTTGGATGCCATCAACTCTACATCTAATATTCCGTTGGAGAATATCAGTTTTGTGCAGATGAATCGCTACCAGAACTATGCAATTGTTCCAGCATCGACCATTCCAAACCAATACGTCTTTGATGGCGTTGATACAAATTACGATGCAAAGGTGACGCTGTATCCTCGTCCAGATGGCGTTTACAGCCTTCTTTTTTCATTGGCAGTGCCACAAGCCGCCTTGTCATCTGATAGCACCGTATGCCTCGTTCCTGATGTGTTGGTGGCGCAGAATGCTTATTCCCGCGCATTGGTTGAGCGTGGTGAAGATGGTGCAATGAATTCTTCTGAAGCCTTCCTGCTATACAAGTCAATGCTCTCTGACTATGTTGCATTGGAAGGCACTCGTTTCCCTGATTACGATGGGTTTGTAGCAACATGAGCCAAGCACTACAGTCCTACAGCGTATCAGCGCCTGGGTTCTATGGGTTAAACACCCAAGATTCCCCGTTGGACTTGGCTTCAGGTTTTGCGTCTATTGCTACCAATGCAATCATTGACCAGTACGGACGCATTGGCTCTCGCAAGGGTTACTCAAGGGTAAATCCATCTAGCGGAACTCTTGGGGCTAACAATGTTGGCGTAATCCATGAATTGGTGCAGACTGATGGAACTTTGACCATCCTGTTTGCTGGCAATGCAAAACTGTTCAAACTTGGAACTGCCAATGCTGTTACCCAGCTTACCTATGGGGGGGGAGGGTCTGCTCCAACAATCACGGCAAATGATTGGCAGATATGCTCTCTTAACGGCATTGCTTACTTCTTCCAAACTGGTCACGACCCACTCATTTACGACCCTGCTGTTAGCACTACCACCTATCGCAGAGTAAGTGAAAAGTCTGGCTATACAGGCACTGTGCCATTGGCAAACATTGGAATCTCTGCCTTTGGTCGTATCTGGGTAGCAAGCACTACCACTGATAACACAACCATCACTTTCTCTGACCTTCTTGCTGGTCATGTATGGAGTGGAGGAACTTCAGGAACATTGGATGTAAGCCGTGTTTGGCCTAACGGAGCAGACCAAATTGTTGGACTTGCTTCGCATAATGGGTTCCTGTTCATCTTTGGTAAACGTCAAATCCTTATCTATGCCAATGCTACTACACCTGCAACTATGCAGTTGAGTGACTCTATTTCCAGCGTTGGATGCCTTGGGCGTGACACTATCCACACTACAGGCAGCGACATTGTTTTCCTGTCAAACAGTGGAGTACGTTCATTGCTGCGTACCATCCAAGAAAAGTCTGCTCCTTTGCGTGACCTATCCAAGAACGTCCGTAATGACTTGATGGCATCTTTGTCTTCTGAGACATTGGCTAACTGCAAAGCTGTTTACTCTGAAATCAATGGTTTCTACTTGCTCACTCTGCCAATTGCCAGCCAAGTCTATGTTTTTGATACCAAAGCACAACTTCAGGATGGGTCTGCACGGGTAACAATATGGGACTCTCTAAATCCAACTTGCTTGCTATCTTGCCGTAATGGTGACTTGCTCATAGGCAAGTCTGGATACATTGGAAAATACGATACCTATCTTGATAATGCATCTACCTACAGGCTGCAATATTTTACCAATTACGCTGACTTGGGCGACATTGGCATCACATCCATTCTCAAGAAAATTGTTGTAACCGTCATTGGTGGCTCAAGCCAAGACTTCATTGTGAAGTGGGGATTTGACTTTACTGGTCAGTATTACTCACAGGTACTGTCAATTCCAACATCAACTGTCTCTGAGTATGGAGTTGCTGAATACGGTGCGAATGGAGTGCCTGTTGCCTACTACTCAAGCGGAGTTCAGCTACAGCTTTTGATTGGTCAAGCAACTGGCTCTGGCAAAGCTGTGCAGACGGGTTACGAAACAGAGATTACTGGTTTTCCAGTTAGCATTCAGAAAATTGAGATTCAAGCCAAACGAGGAAAACTTGTATGAGCAACTACACCAAAACCACCAACTTTGCGGCTAAAGACGCGCTGGCTCCAGGCAATTCATCCAAGATTGTCAAGGGAACAGAGATTGACACTGAGTTCAACAACATCTCAACTGCTATTGCTACAAAAGCTAATGGCACTTTGACCGATTTTGCACTTGTTGAAGTCAGTGGAGTTCTGTACTTCCAAGCCAGTGGAACCAGTGTTGCAAAGTTAGATTCAAGCGGAAACTTCACTGTCATTGGCAATGTGGTTGGCGCTGGAACGATGTAAAGGTTAAGAAGTGGCTCGTGAAAAAGAACTCGCAATCATTGCTGGCGACTATGCCAAGAACCATCGTGGGCGTGAGTACAGTCTTGAGTCAGTGAAAGATACGTTTTTGGAGTACGTCAAGCAAGGTATGAAGTACCTGTTGACAAAAAATACGATAATTCTCTACTCTGAAAATAGAGATAAAACAGTAGAATTCCATGCAATAAATGCAGGAAATAAGCAGGACTTAGTGACTGCTGTGAATAACTTGCTTGCAAAAGCAAAGGTAAAGTTTGATAAAGCGGTGACCTACTATGACAATCCTGCTATCAATGACTTGGCTAATCTAGGAATAGTCAAAGGCACTGTTAAAAAGATAGACGGTGGCCTTGATAGGACTTACGAAATGTCTTTTGATTTAAGGGGTTAATCATGGGATGGGTATCACAAGCAACTGAGAAGGTAAGCGAGGCCGCTACACAGGCTTTGCAACCTATTGAGAAAGGTCTTTCTCAGGGGATTACTGACCTTGGTAGAACCATTGCAGATAGCCCCGCATTGGAAACGGCAATTACTGCTATTGCAGCAGCATATGGAGTTCCTCCCGCTGCAACGGCATCATTCCTTGCTGCAAACAAGACATCTCAAACTGGTGGAAACTTAGAAAAAGGTCTTGAAACACTAGTGCTCTCTTATGGCGTAGGAAAGTTTATAAATCCTGGCGCTATTGATTTATCTTCTCCTTCCGCAATTGAGCAAAGTGTTTCTGCGGCACAAGCAGCAACTATTCCACCTGGAGCAGGCGCAAATGCTGCTGGCTCTCTTTTTAGTAGTGCAGCACCAGTAGTAACACCAACCATTCCAGCAGGAGCAGGAGCTGGTGCTGCTGGCTCTTTGTTTAGCGGCACAGGAGCAGCATCACTTCCAATGGGAGCAAATGCAGCTGGTTCCCTTTTTACTGGAGCAGAAGTTGCTACACCTTTAATGGGTGCTAATGCTGCTGGTTCTCTTTTTAGTGGTGCAGAATCTGCTGCGATTCCAATGGGAGCAAATGCTGCTGGTTCTTTGTTTAGCGGAGCAGCTACAGGTGCAGCAATAGCTCCCGCAGCGGGCGCAGCAGCAGGAGGTTTGGCCGCATATGGCCCTTCTCTTGTAACTGGCGGATTAGGGGTTCTTGGCTCATCTCTTTCAGCAGAGAAAGCAAGAGAAGCTGCACAAACTCAAGCTGCTGCACAAGTTGAAGCTGCTCGTATTGCAGCAGATGCGGCTAAGTTCCGTCCTGTTGGCGTTACTACTCGTTTTGGCACATCACAGTTCACCACTGATGCACAAGGCAATGTGATTGGCGCTGGCTACACAGCAAGTCCTGAAATAAAGGCTTATCAAGACCGATTGAGCGCACTTGCCGCGCAGGGTCTTACTGGTGCTGAAGGTGCTGCTGCTGCGTATGCTCCGTTAACTGCTGGCGCACAGAGTCTGTTTAATCTTGGTCAAGGTTATCTAAAACAAACTCCTGAGCAACAGGCGGCAGATTACATTGCAAAACAGCAGGCATTGCTTGCTCCTGGACAAGAACAACAATTAGCTCAATTACAGAACAAGCTATTAGCACAAGGTCGTGGAGGTTTGTCTGTTTCCCAAGGTGGCAGTCTTGCCGCTACTAGCCCTGAACTTGCTGCTTACTACAACGCATTGGCTCAAAGCAATCTGCAATTAGCTGCACAAGGCCAGCAGGCTGGTCAACAGCAAGCTACATTTGGTGCTGGGTTGCTTGGAGCAGGAAGCGACTTGATGGGCAAATACTATGGCGGTCAGACTGCTGCTTATTCTCCATTTGCAACTGCTATTGATACAAGCACTGGACTAGAAAGTCTTGCACAGCAACCGCTAACACTTGGTACGCAAATCGGTGCTAGAACTACCGCAGCATCTGCTGAGGCAGGAAGACTGATTGGCCAGGGAATGATTAACAGTGCAGCTACACAAGCTCCTGCCAATGCCTTTAGCTATGGTGGAAATATACTGAGTCAATTTGGCAATAGCCCACAGTTCACCAATGCTCTTAACAAAAGTTTTGGCGTAACAGACCCGAATCAAGTTGCTATGCAGAATTTACTTAGCAAGATTTACGGCGTTTAATCCAACATAGGGAAGTAATCATGGCAGACGATATTGTTGGCGGTCTATTTGGGGTAAATCCCGATATGTATCAGCAGCAACAACAACAGCAGGTTTTTAATCGCGCAGTTGCGTTGCAGAATCTTAACCCATTTCAGCAGGCTGCTGTAGGCTTGCAGCAAGCGGGCTATAACCTCGGTGGAGCGCTTGGTGGAGCAATGGGTGGAGTAGACCCTCAGTTGCAACGTATCAGCACTCTAAACGCTATTTCCAAGCAGATTGACCAGAGCAATCCTGATTCGATGCTGCGAGGCGCAAAGATGCTTTCTGAAGCTGGCCTCCCGCAAGAGGCACTTGCACTATCTCAGTACGCTCGTGAAGCATCGGCAAAATTAGCTACCGCTGCCAAGTCTAAAGCTGAAGCTGACAAAATTCAGTATGGTCAACAAATGGATGAGAAGCTACGAGTAGCACTTAGTGAGCTTGGAGAAGATGCTACTGAGGCCGATGTTGTCCGTGTTGTTGCTCAATATGGAAGTCCAGATAAGGTGCTTTCAATTATTCAAGGCTCTCAAGATAAAGCTGCTGCAAGAGAAATTACCTTGACTGTTGCTAGAGAAAATATACAAGGCAGGCTTGAGGTTGCACAACAAGCAGCAGAGGCCAAAGGAGAGGCGGCTAAAACAGCAGCGGCTGCTAAAGTTGAGGCTGCTCAAGCAGCAGCAGCAGCGCAGGTTGAAGCTGCCAAAAAACAAGCAGAAAGTAGAATTGAAACAGCACAAATTGCTGCCCAAGCAAAAATTGATGCCGCCATACAGCGCGGAGAAGACGCTAAAGTTATTGCACAAATGACTCTTGATTCTAAAAACTCAATTGCTGCTTTGATGGCCTCTACTAAGGCCGACATTGCTCAAGCACAAATTGATGGTCGTGCAGCAGTTGCGGCGGCAAATAACAGCACTCAAGCTGCAATTTCTGCTGCTGACAATAGTACTAAAGCCGCAATTGCAAAAGCTCAAATTGATTCAAGAGCAGCTCTTGCAAAAATTGAAGCTGGCATTGGCGCAGGCAACCGTGAGTTGAAGGGTCAACTTTTGCAGTTGCAAATAGAAAACGCAAGAAATAAAAATAAAACTAATCCTATGGCAACAAGTCTTCAGAGGGATGAAATTAAAGACTTGGAGGCTATTGATAGCCTGGATGCTCAAGTCACCTCACTTGCTCCAGCTTTGAAGAATCTTAGGATAGACCCTAAAACAAACAAAGCTCCATTAGAGCTTGGCATTCTTAACAATGCAAAATACAAGGCGGCTAATGCAACAGGAAATTCAACTGTTGAAAGTAGAGCATTTGCAGATTTGGAGCGCTCTGTTCAGAATGCTGTTAACTTGAGAACAAGTGCAGAAAAAGGTGTCCAAACAGATAATGACGTTTTGCGCTTTGCCAATGAACTTGTTGCTGCTTACGGAAAGAACGATACAAAAACTACGCTTGAGGCTTTGAGTAATTTTGTAAGCGCTTCGCAAAAAGCAAAAGAAAACACGGCACGGAGAATTGAACAGCGTAGAGCATCTGCTGGTGCAGAACCTTTTGCTCCAGTTGGAACGGTTCCAGCAGGAGCGCCTACTACAGTTGTTCCAACAAAGCGTTGGAATCCACAAACCAGTCGACTTGAGGAGGTCAAGTAATGGCTCAGTACATCCAGGTTGGAAATGATGTCATCGAGTTTCCTGATGACATGAGTTCAGAGCAAATTACAAGCATTCTAAGCAAACAAGGAGGTCAAGCTGCTGCTCCAGCGGCTGCTGTAGCTGCGCCTGCTAAAAAAATGCCAAGCATCGTAGAGCAAATGATTGGCCCAGGCTCTCCTTCCTATAGCCTGTTCCGTGGATTCATCATTGAGCCTGTGCTTGGCGTTAATGAAATGCTTGCTAAGACAGGCTTGTTTGGAGAAACAATCAAAGCGGGCGCAAGCGAAAATGTGCGGAGAGAACGTGCTGTATATGAGGCTGGTCGCACTGCAATGGGTCGGGAAGGATTTGACGTTCCCCAATTGGCTGGAGCAATCATTTCTCCTGGTGGAAAATTAGTTTCTGCTGAAAAGGCTATTACTGGCGGCATTGTTCAGGCAGGCATGATGCCAAGTGGACAAGAAGACTCAGGCGCATATGCAACTGACAAACTGTTCAACATGGGTATTGGTGGACTCATTGGAGGAGCAGTTCCAGTAGTTGGAAGCGCATTGTCTTATTTGAAGAAAACAATCGCTGATTTGCCTATCACGGCATCACAAAAAGAAGCTGCTATTCGTAGGTATGTTGACTCTTTAACAGGTTCTGCAAAAACTGAAGTCATTGCTGCGCTTAGAAACGCAGGACAAATTGTCTCTGGTAGTAGACCAACCACAGCAGAGGCGGTAGCAGAAATTCCTGGTGCAATTGGCCTTGTCAAAGAACAGCAGCGACTTGCTGGTCAGGTCAGCACTGCACCACAATTTGGGCAACGCGCACAGCAACAACAGGCTGCTCGTAAAGCAGAACTAGTTGGAACATTCGGCACTGAGGCAGACTTAGCGGCAGCAAAAGCAGCGAGGACAGCAGAAACTACGCCATTGCGTCAAACTGCTCTTGAGCAAGCCAATGTCTATGGTCAAACTGTTCCTCAATTAGAAGCAGATTTGGCAGCACGACAAGCTGCTGTGGCTCGAAATCTTCAAGAACAAGGTAAAGCGGCTACAGAACGGGCGCAAGCATTGGTACGCTCAGAAACTGGCGCAACAGGCGGTCAAATCTCGCAAGTTGCTGGAATGCCAATGAAGTTCCCAGACAGATACAAAGGCAACTATGATGTTGCTAAAAGTCTGTTTACTGCAACGCAAGAATTTGGTGATGCAGCAGCAAAAGCAAAAGCAGATGTTGCTCTAAAGCAGTTGCAAATTAAAAGCGTAACAGACCAAGGATTTTACCCACTTACAACGCAGCCAATCATTGGCAAGATAGACGATAGCCTTGGTCGTGTTGGAGAGAGGTCTAATGCGTTGCTTGTGAATTCACTTCAAGGTCTACGCACTAAGTTAGAAGGTCTTGCCGATGAGAATGGAATCATCAATAGCGTTGATTTGTACAACGTGCGGAAAGAAATTGGCAGCGACATCAAGTCTTTCTTGACGCAACGAAATGAGCCATTTGGAGCGCAAGCCACTAACGTGGAAACGTCAGTCAAGAAGATTCTTGATAAGGCTATCAATGATGCATCTGGCACTCAGATTTGGTCTGATTACTTGACTAAGTTTGCCGACCACAGCAAAAAGATTAACCAGATGGAAGTTGGTCAAGCATTGATAGATAAGTTGACTCTTAACTTAGCAGATGTTGAACAAGCAGGAAGATTTGCCACTGCTGTTGACAATTCTGCATCGCTTATTAAACGTACTACTGGCGTTCAAAGGTACGACAAACTGTCTGACTTTTTGACAGAGCCACAGATGGCATCTGTTGAGAAAGTTCGCGCAGACTTAGCTCGTAGTCAGAAAGCTGTTGAAGTTGGCAAAGGAGTCAAACAGGCTGGTCAAGAAGCGTTTACTGGCTCTGAAGTTATCCCAAGCATGATAAGTCCCAAAATCACATTTGTGAAATCTATGCTTGATACACTGAAAACTGGTAGCCAAAAAGAACTTGATGCAAAGGTTTCTGAGTTGATGCTTGACCCACAGAAGTTAGCTGATTTCTTGGAATACGTCCCTAAAAAGGAAACTTCTAACATTACTGCATCTTTAATGGCAAAAATGAGTCCTGCTGTTCGTGATACCTTTAAGCAATTGATGACTTCATCAGTTGTCGTAAGTAGGCCAACTGCTGGTGGTATTAGAGTTGGAATTCAGCGCAATCTTGCGGCAGAAGAAAGACTTGGCACAGGAGCGCCACAAGACTCTGGATTTATGTCTGACTTTTTTAGGGCTGCTATGCCGACTCAAACACAGGTAACAAGAGGAGGCATCTCTTCTGCCACTACAGAATAATGCCACTAACCCAAGCCTTCAGTGCATTTTTAGCCTCTGCCGAAAGTCCGTGGCCTGGAACAGAGACTAAAACAGTGCTGGTTTGTCGTACTCCAAAGAAAGATGAGGACAAGATGCTTAGAGCAAATGAGTTTCTTGACAAAGATGGACGCATCTGCCGATGGGCAGTGGTGAACAAGAAATGATAGACCCATTCACCGCTTTCGCTATGGCACAAGCTGCCGTTTCTGGCATAAAAAAGCAGTTGCTCTTGGCAAAGACATCCACGGCCTCTATAAGGAATTCAGCAGTTTTTACCAAGCAGCGGATACAGTTCACCTAGCAAGCAGCAAGGCGCGGATTGCAAGCATAGGTAAAACAGATGCACAGATTAGTTCTCAAGCTCTCCAGATTGCGCTGGCATCTAAAGCGTTACGAGAACATGAGAAAGAGTTGAAGGACATTCTTTTCTACTCAGGCAATGCGCCAGTGTGGGAAGAAATGATGGCAGAGCGCACTAGAATGATTAAAGAGCGCAATACGATTGAAAGAGAAGAAGCAGAAAGAAAGCAGAAGGACAAAGAAGTGAAATTAGCGATTATCATGAACACACTCTGGATTTCAGGTGCGTCAGCTATCGTTGTTCCACTGGTTAGCATCACGTTTCACATTATCACAAATAGGGGTTTTTGATGATTCCAATTCTTGGCGCATTATTAGGTACGCTTGCTGAAAGCGGTCTTGGTCTTCTATCTTCTGCTATTCAGGCAAAAGGCAAGGAAGTTGTGGAGAACACATTGGGAGTCAAGATTCCCGATAATCCCACTCCTGCCGATGTTGAAAAACTGCGCGAGTTGCAGTACCACCATGAAGAGCGCCTGATTGAACTTGGTATCGAAAAAGCCAAGATGGAACTGGCTGAGATGGAGATGCTTGCTAGGGCTGCACAGAACGATGCAGACAACATTACAGACCGTTGGCAAGCGGATATGAACTCTGACTCTTGGCTATCCAAGAACATACGCCCCATGAGCCTTATAGCCATCTTTATGGGGTACTTCCTGTTTGCCATGATGTCTGCATATGGCCTCAATGCCAATGAGTCCTATGTGACCCTGCTTGGTAACTGGGGAATGCTCATCATGGGTGCGTACTTTGGTGGACGTACCGTGGAGAAACTGGCAGAAATGCGGAGCAATAAATGAAGTCAAAACTTACATTTATCGTTACCTTAATGGTAAGTTGCACTCTATGCGTTGTCATTTTGGCAATGGTAGCTAACATGATGCATGGCCTGTTCGACCCTAATGTCAACCAGGAGGAAATCTTCAAGCTAATAAGCCCAGCATTTCAGACCATTGTCGGTGGATTTATCGGTCTATTGGCTGGTGTAAAACTCACCAATGATGATGAGCCAAAATGAATCTTTTCATACCCGTCCTCTATATCTGTCTGAATGGGCAATGTAGTTTTTTGCAGCAGCTTACGGTGTACCCAGATGAAGAAGAATGCAAACAAGTGTTAGCTGAAAAAGCAGAATGGTACAAAACCAATACTGACGCAAAGGTAGACACAAGTTGCATTAAAGCACCAGCCAAAGTCATGGAAAAAGATGTCAAACCAAAAAGGGGTAATTATGAGTCTTAGTCAAGAACAGGCAGCTTTCCTGCTGGATATGTGCAAGCTGATTCAGTACGCCACTGAGCAGGGTTTTATGGTCACTGGAGGCGAGTTAGCGCGTACACCTGAGCAGCAGGCCATCTATGTGAAAACAGGTCGTAGCAAAACAATGAACAGCATTCACTTGAAACGCTGTGCTGTTGACCTTAATTTTTTCAGAGATGGGAAAATTATCTGGGACAAGACTCCGCTGATTCCAATTGGAGCGTATTGGGAAAGCCTTAATAAAGCTAACTCGTGGGGTGGCAATGGAGTAAAATTGCTGGATACACCACACTTCTCCAGGAATCCAGATGGAAAACCAGAATTTAGGCGAGTTACCGATTGAAAAAGTACAGACTACTTATGGTCACATATTTGTTACCAGATGTGGGAAAGTTTTTACAAAAGACCGTGTAAAACACAGTTTTTCTAGAGGACGCTCTCCTTATTCGTGCAAAATTTTTGGCAAAGAATTAAAACTTCGCACTGATAAAAATGGGTATTTAAGATTCAATTCTGTTATTGATGGAAAACACCAGACCATCCTTGTCCACAGGCTTATGGCAGAGACATTTTTGGGAGAGCGCCCAGCCGACTTGGTTGTTGACCACATTGACAGGGACAACACAAACAATAAAATTGAGAATTTGCGTTATGTCAGCTATGCAGGGAATGTTCGAAATGCAGATAGACACAAAATGACGCAAGACAAAAAAGACTTAGCCATCAAGATGCAAGCAATTGGCGTGTCAGTGGCGGCAATCTCTCGGGCGCTAAATGTACAGTACGGTTCAGTCAAGTATTTCTTCAAGTCTCTGCTTGATTGTCCCCACTTTGAGCGAAATGTTTGATGGCTTAAGCTATCCCTAACTTTCTTAAAGTTTCATAAGCCTTGCGTGGGCGACGAGCATCAGGTGGTTTGTCTTGACCTCGTTCGGCTACTGACCACAAGGGGTAGCAACGTGGAGTAGTAACCCAGTCAATGATGTACGCATCATCCATCTTTGCCAATGTCTTTCGCACGTAGCAGACAGTTACACCAACTACCTTGGTAATCTGAGGCGCAGATAACCCGTTAGGCACACTGCGCAGCAAGTTGCGAATCTCATTAGGCTTTGTGCTTTCATAGCGGTTGTCCCATATAGCAACAGTTTCCTTAGTGCTAAAGTTATGTTCGTTGGCACACTGATAGCGCCGATACTTCTCATTGTTGGGTTTACTGCGAGTTTCTTTTACTTCAGCCCATGCTTTACAAGTCGGACACTTCATTCTTACTTTTCCATATTTTTGATGTAAACAGAAAAGCTATCCTGCGTTGCTTTTCCAAATGCGTTAATTTCACCAATACGTTCAATGGCCTCATCTAGTGCAGCATTCCAGCCCATGTCATAGTGCTTACCTAGTGAATCATCAACAACATATTTGTCGCGCATTGCATCTCGCTGTGCCTTTATGCAAGCAGGTATTTGGCAGTAATAGCTGCATGAGTGGACTTCATCCATTGTTCTTCTCCTTCAAAGCGGCTTCATGGGCGCGGGCAAATTCCATCCAGTCAAGCGATTCCTTGTACCAAAGGTCAGCCAGTTCATCATCCGTCAGCCCTACCCACGGGCGCTGCTCCTGCGCTGGCTGTGCTAAGGCTGCTTTCCATCCTGCCCATGCCCAGTACGCGCCGCTTTCTAGCCGAAATGGGTTGGTGCTTTCATCGTTGTCACTGTTCCACCATTCATCAAACGCAACGCTGCGTTTGTCCCATAGTTTGTCCGCAGCCATTGCTTGTTTAGCCTTAAACCCACCGCCCCATGCACCCTGCCGCTTGGCAAGGTCATCAAAGGCCTCATCTTCTTCAGTTTTCATATCAGGAATCCCCATATAACAGCGACAACAGTGGAGCCAAGCACCAATATAAAAAATATCCCAATAGCGGTCTTCACCATGTCAACAAAGAAGTCGCCACCAGCGTCAGTATCGTCATCTTGCATGGTCAGTCTCCTTTTAGTTCACCTAAACGGTCACTTAATCGACTGATACGAGCATCGTGATACATCACCATGTGCGAGGCATAGTCCAATGCTGTCTCTGCCTCTAGCTTTGAGCGTTGAGCCTCTATCAGTTCACGAGCCGCCAGTTCCAATGGAGTTAGCGGAGTGAGTAATTGTTTGATAAATTGTTTCATTTGCAATGCTCCGTTAAGAGTGCCGCCACTGTGCCGCACTTAGGTTCATAGCTTGTATAGCCCATGTAAATCCCTATTGCAAGGATTACAGACACAAGGCCAACCAGGGCAAAGAAGTCTAGGATATATCTCATGTTTCATCCTTCACAAACACGCCATTGGCAAGCAATGTGCCTTTGCGGTCTTTGATTTCATCGTAAGCCAATTTCATGCAGTCAACTAGGTTGATGTCCTGCAAGGCGCAGTAGATGATGAGACAAACCATCACATCACCAACGCCATCAGTAATCTTCCCAGGCTGCTTCTTGATAGTGGCATCTGCAAGCTCTCCAAGCTCACTCACGGCCTTCAAAAGCTGAGTCTGAGGGTTGCTATTAGGAATAATGTGGCGAGCCTCTGCCCAGCGGATAATTTCAAGTTCAAGATATTGATAAGTCATAAAGTATCCTAAAAGGCGGGGTACTCGCTGCACTGACTGACCGCCGTTCCGCAGTCCCTTGTATCAGCATCCGCTTTCCCCCGTAAATCAAAATGGAATATCGTCTTCCATGTCCTTCGGAAAGCCATCATCCTTCGGAAAGCCATCTTTGGCCTTTGGAGTGTTGAGGTAAGCCCAACCATTCCAACCGCCTTCAATCACAGGGATTGAGTCCAACTTCAACTGCTTGCCATTCTTTGTTTCGATGATGCTGCCAATCTTTTGGTAGTTGTTTTTCTCAACACCATCCTTGACGTACTTACCGTTTACCACTGTCACATCGTATAGTTTTGCCATTTTTAACCCTTTGAAAGTTCAGATTGTTTTTTGATTGCGCTACGGGTTTTGCTGTCAAGCATTCCCCAGAGTGCTACTTTTTCCTCAGCATCCACGATGCCTTGGTATTCACCAAGAGCGCCAACAGCATCATCTGCTGCCATGCGGTCATTGATTGCTTGTGCCACCACAGCAAGCGTATTTGTTCGCCCTGGTGACACCAATTCAGTCTTAGCTGCTGCAATGCGAGGGCCACGGGATGCTGCATTGCCATCATCGTCTTCAGGAGCTATCCCACACGCCGCCATGAGGCTGTAGCGCCGTGCATAGGTCAATGCTGACCCATACCCCTGCGGGTCTTGTTTACCCGCTGGAACGTGCAATTTGCCGCACTCCAATGTCTCTCCAGACTCATGGATGAAAACAGTCTCCACAGTCACGCCTGTGCTGTCCTCGCTGGTGCGTTGCACCAATGCAATCCCTGCGTTGTTGAGGCTGTCAATGACCGCTTCAATGCAGCCTGACAAGTCCACATACTTGCTGCGAAAGTGTGGGTTGGTCGATGTCTTGAGTGCAGGGCCAAAAGCCTTCTGTGCTTTGACCAATGCGGTTGCGATTTCTTTCATTTTTTTTCCTTGTAAATTAGATTCAATTGTTGCTTGTGCCATTCAATGCGCTCATCTTGAATTTCTATCCAGCGGCACAGATGCTTTACATAAATTTCTAAATAGATTGCAGGTTCTATTCTGCTTTTGCAATCTGCAATGATTTCCTCTGCATTGTTTGATGTAATCATTGCTTACGCTCCCATAAGATTTCCTGCTGGAGCTTCTTCAACTCATCACTGTTGTACTGCGCTTCATGGCACAGACCACGGATGTGAGCCTGCAACACGCCGACTTGGTAGGCCAGCCTGTCTGCTGGGTCTTTTGCACCGTAGCGCTGTGCCGCCTCTTCTGCGTCCGCAATGATGCGGTCTGCTTCGTTATTCGCAGTCATCTTCAAGCCTTTCGGAAATTTTGTTAGTGATGTGTTCACGGGTAGAGTCGCTCAGGTAGTCAATCCATTCCAGACCTGCATGGCAGACAGAAAAGACCACCAAGGTGTTCATCTCTGTGTCCCACTCGTATTCGACAGATAACTCAGTGGGTTGCCCGTTGCCCAAGCTATCCCAAGGGATGTAGCGGATTGTGGTGTGAACAGTCATTTGTCACCTCCTTCGTACTCATCCATTTCGTTGTCCAAAATATCCTCTTGGTCTTGAGGGTACAGGTCACCGAATGGAACAAAGTGATTCTCTTGGCAGCAATGCCATTTGTCTCCTTGTGGCTCCAAGCAGTAGCAGCAAAATGTGGTGCTTTCTAACTCTTGCCTGACTAATTCTCTGAATGAAACGTGTGTCATAAAAAACCTTTCTTGGTCGATAAATCCGCTTACGGTGTGCTTGCGGTGACGACATCTTATCGCAGCTTTCCAGACTTTTTTGAACTATTTACTAGGGGTTTTCACCTATGTTCAAGGCCAAAAAATCGTGATAGGCTTGCTGGATGACTATGGATGAACTTGAACTACAGAGCGCAGAAATCCTGCTGTGCCAAGCTATCGAATTGGCTGCTGAGTACAACATTGAGGATGACCTGGACGCTGCCACAATTGCCCTGTTGACTAGGGCGCTTGAGCTTGCGAAAGAATCGGTGTAGAATTTTGCGAAACCCGGCTAGGTACGAAGTCATGAGCGTATCGAAAAGCGAGCCTCCCCGCCTGCCGAAGTTTCCTTGTTGGTGGAGGCCAGTTGGAGATGCTTATGCACTATTTCCAGTTCCACATTGGGGACTACAAAAGCCATACCCATCACTTAACAGTGATTGAAGACATTGCCTACAGGCGGCTTTTAGACCACTATTACCTACACGAAGCGCCTATCAAGCAGCGGGACATTGCCCGTCAAATTGGGATGCGCGACCATGAGCAGGAAGTCCTGAGCGTACTCAATGAGTTTTTTGTAAGCACCGACAAAGGTTTTGTAAGTGCGCGTGCTGATGAGGAAATTGCCAAATACCGCGAGATGGTTGACGCTGGAAAACGTGGGGCGGCTAAACGGTGGCTATCCCCACCCGATGCCCCCCCTATTCCCCCCCCTAATGCTACCCCAATAGCAACCATAAACCAAGAACCATTAACCACTAACCATAAACCAAAGAATACAAAGACAGTCGCCCCGCCTAACGGCGTGACGGAATCTGTTTGGCAAGATTGGTTGAAATTGAGGAAAGAAAAGAAAGCAGCAGTCACTCAGACCGCACTTGATGGGATTGAGCGTGAGGCAAAGAAAGCAGGGGTCAGTCTGCAAACAGCACTGGAAACCTGTTGTGCAAGAGGATGGACAGGATTTAAGGCCACATGGATGGAAGAAAAAATGACTCCAGCACAGAAGGCGCAAAACAATATGCACCAGTTGACTCGCGGCCTATCAGCACCAAAGCCATTTTGGGCTAAACCAGTGGAGGTTGACAATGACCGACTTTTGCAGTCCTGACTCAGGCTTTGATTACGTTTTTGCCAGACTGAATGCAATCTATGGCGCGACATTTCTCCGGCACTGGGACGGAATCGACCCAGAGATGATTCGCCATGAATGGATAAATCAGCTTGGCATCTACCTGACCTACC